ATGGCCGAGGATAATAAGGAAGTGATGGCGCCCAGCGTCGTCATGACAACGCCCCCCGGGGAAACCGCTCAGGCCTGGCCCCCGGCGGACGCCGTTGGTCGATGGACCGACGTCTATTTCAAGCGCACCCGTACCATCGTGGAGCGGCACGGCGACGTTCCCGTCACCTACGCCGTTTTCATGCGGCGGCCCGTGGTGTTCGCCCCCCGGCTGGCGCTGGACTGGCTTAAATTGGTGGCGGCGGACCGGGGCTTCACACCGGAAATCGAGGTCCGCTACCACGAAGGGCAGTGGGTGGGTGCTGGCGAACCCATGATGTGGATCACGGGGCCCTTCTCACAGCTCGCGGAGTTGGAAACCCTGTTCTTGATGAAGCTGGGCCCCGCTTGTGTCGCTGCTCATAACGCCTTCGTAATGAGCGCGGGCCTGCCTAAATCCGCCTTCCTGGCCATGGACGCCCGCCATTGCGCCGGTACCGAAATGGCCGACCTGATGGCCTATGCCGCCAGCGTCGGCTCCGAACGGGCCAAGCGCAAGGTCGGCGCCATCGGCTTCATCGGCAACGCCACCGATGCGACCGCCCACTATTTCGGCCAAACCCACGGCTTCGGTACCATGCCGCACGCGCTGATCGGCTACGCCGGTTCCACCGTCAAGGCAGCCGAGCTTTATCACGATACCTTCCCCGGCGAAGCGATGACCGTGCTGGTGGATTATTTCGGCCGTGAGGTCAGCGACACGCTCACGGTATGCCGGCGTTTCCCTGAGCTGGCCGCCGCGGGCAGGCTGTCGGTACGCCTGGACACACCCGGCGGACGCTTTATCGAGGGCTTGGATCCTCCGCAAAGCTACGCAGTGTTGGAGCGCCGCGCACCGGACAGCATCCGGGGATACCGGGATGAAACCGAGCTGCGCTACCTGATCGGTGCAGGCGTTTCCGCCGCCGGTCTGCACTGGGTACGCGAGAACCTGGACCAAGCTGGCTTCACGAAGGTGCGCATCGTCGCCTCAAGCGGTTTCAGCCCCGCCAAGTGCCGGGTCATGGCTGATGCCCAGGCGCCCATCGACGTGGTGGGCACTGGCAGCTTCTTGCCCGAACATTGGGGGGAAACCTATGCCACCGCCGACATTGTCGCTTATGATGGCGTGGCCCGCGTCAAAATGGGACGCGAGTTCTTACTGAAACGCTAATTTCCCAAGCAAAAAGCCCCCGGGGTGGCCTTTCCGAATCACTCGGGAAGGCCACCCCGGGGGGCTTTGTCGACATGGTGTGGAGACGTTACTTGACGCCTTTGACCTTTTCCAAGGTCCTCAGGCCGCCAAGGCCCAGCATACCGAGTAAAATTGTTGTCAACTGATCATCAAGCTTGGGGGGCTGAATCACGGCATGGCCAGCAGCCAATCCAGCCACCCAGACGAGCAGCGGCATGGCGATGTACTGATAGGCCAGCGCGGCGCCACACACCCAACCGATGAAGGGACGCCACCCAGCGACAAAAACGCTGTTGTTGCCAGCTTCGGCACGATTGACCTCCAACTGGGCCAGATCCAATTGCTGGATCCGGTCGGCGGCCTCTTTGTAAGCGGCGGCCTCGGCTTGTGCGCGGGCGGTCGGATCCGGAATGAAGTTCAGCAGCTTGGTCACAACCGGACCGATCACGCCGCTGGCCGGCGATAGGATGTCCTGTAAAATACCCATAGGCGAGACTCCCATGACGTCACTCAGCCGGCCTTGAGCAGCGCCGCGACGCGGCTGGCCCTGGCGCCGACTTGGCCGGCCCAACGAGAGGCAAGGGCGGATTCCGCCGCCGCGTCGAACCGGCCCGCCTGGAGATGACCCAGGGTCGTATGAAAAGTAAGCAGGGTGGGGACGCCCATGTTGAATGCCATATTGGCCAGGGCGCGCTGCCGCGCCTCGGAAAGGGTGCGCCACCAGGGCAAAGCGCGGCCCAGCTCCGCTATAACGCGGGCTATGTCGTTTGCCAGCAGGGCATCGACTTCAGCGGCCGACAAGCCGACATCGCTCAGGTTGCGGCCAACACCGATGGTCAGCTTTCCAACAGTGTCCGTGTAAGGTTTGAGGCGAACGCCTTCGTCACGGCGCAGGTCGGCAGCCAGCGCCATCGTATCCAAGGTCATCGATGTCATCCTATCGTTCGGATGGTTGAAAGGGACGCAACCTCGGGTCAGACCACCCCTTGCGCAAATTGGTTGGCGGCCAAGCGGTGCAAATCGTCAATGCGCTCATGCGCGCGGGTCAGGTTCTGGCTTTGCCTGTCCAGCTTGGTGCCCAAGGCCTCAATCTGGGTGGCCAGCGCCGCCAGCTGGACGACGACAGCTTTCATTTCGCCCTGAGCTGCGGCGAAGGCCTGCCGTCCCTGCTTGTCATTGGCGATATCACGCTCCGCCCGTTCCAAGCGGCTGGCCAAGACCGCTACCCGTTCCGCCAGGCCACCGTCTTCTTCCTCTTCGGCCCGCCGTCGGCGCGAGCTGCGGTGAGCCAGGGCGGAAACAGCGATGGCCAGCGTGGAGCCCAAGGTGGCGCTGATCGCCAAGGGGGTTTCTCCTGCGGCGATGTCCATGTGCTCACCGATCCTTATCAGAATAAAAAGCCGCCAAAGGCGGGCGGACGACGGATGGGGGATAACCGATTCTCAAGCCAGGCGCTCGCCCGCCAGGATGGCCTTCACCCGCTCGGGTGAGAGCAGCCCCGCCATCTGAAACACCTGGAGCGCGGCCGCGGTAGCGGGATTGTCGAGATCAACCGTATTGGCGCCCAGCGCCGCCTGGCGGGTCGCCCGCACATCGGCATCCGAGCTTGTGGAAATGGCTAGCCATTCCTCCGGTGTCAGCAGGAAGACGATGACATCCCGCGGGGTCATGGTGCGCGGCCAGCGGACGCGCATCAAAGCGTGCCAATTGGCCGCTTCCTCGGTCGACATGCCCCGGGCCTCGGACCATGCCTCGCCCATCAAGTCGATGGTTTGGGTCGCCGGATCGAAAATCGGCGGTGGCGGTATCAGCCAAACATATGGCGCCTCGACCGGCAGATCCGTGGCCGGATCCCTTTCCAACATCTGGTCTCGGGTGCGGACTAGATGCTTGAGCCCAACGGACGCGCCGGCAACCAGGGCGCCGGCAGCGACCCAGGCGGCATGGAGGGGATTAAGCGACCTAGCGGGCAAATCCCCAGCGCCGTCCTGTTCCGGTACGGTGGCGTCCGGCTCCGGGCGAAGGCTGAGGGCGAGGGCATCGTCATAGGCGTCCAACTCTGCCTGAATCAGCCGGGCAGCCCGGTTGATGGCCAGTTGGCCGGCCAAATCGGCTAGATCAGCCGTGGCCACGTCCACCGGGGGGTCGGCACAGCGCGGTAAGCCGGCCGCGAAGCCCCAGCGGTAAACCAAACTATTGCCCTTGTAGGCGTCGATCATGTCGGTCGCACGGATCATGGTTGGCCCCTCCTATCAGGCGGCGTAGCGGGTGGCACCGCTGCGGTTAACGTGTACCAGGGCGGACCAGGCCAAGCGCTTGGCAGCCACGCCGGTGGCTTGGACGCAGACCGTCTGCGAGGTGGTGTCGGCCACTACCGTCACGTCGCAGGTGGTGGTGGCGCTTTCATAGTCCGTGCCCAGCGTCTGGACGGTGGCCACCGTAACGTTGCCGTTGGGCAGGCGGTAGACACGGGCCCGGCGCTGATAGCCCATGCGCTCAGTCGGCGTGGCACCGTACTCGGTAGCCTCGACGTCGACGAACAGCTGCAGCTCATCGCCCTCGGCCAACGGCAGACGAGCGACCACCGTGGGCGTGGCGTCGGTAGTGGCGACGGCCGGGAAGGCCACGCGGTTGGGGTCGATTGGCGCCACCGGCACCCGGTCCGCCAGGATACGGTCGCGGAAGGTGATGGCCGGCTGGCTGGCCACAGCCTGGTTGGCCGTGGCGATGACATACCCGCCCTGGCGGGCGGACACCGCCGTGTGGTTGTCGCTGTTGCTCGTGGTCGCGAGACCGGTCAGGTGCGCGATCCGGACCAGTCCCTGGAACACCGACGTGCCGTCGCCCTTGGCGGCATAAAGCGCGCCGGTGTCGGGATCATGCGCCAGGCCCTGGACGGCGGCGGAGGTGCCGCCCAGCACGCACTTGGCGCCCGGCTGGAACAGGGGCCGCTCGTCCGCGTACATCCGGGCGATCTGCTCGGGGGTGGCGGCGGTGGCGCTGATGCGCAGCAGGGTGATGGCGCTGCTGTCGGCAATTTGGCTGCCATCATAGAGCGCCCCGACGGTGAAAGGCGCCGACGTGGAGCTTAGCGAGCCGAAGGTGGAATAGGAGAACGCGACATCGCGCACCCCATCGATCCAAATCTCAGCCGTGCGGGCGCGCATCACGAAAACCAGCTGATGCCATACGCCATCCGCCACTCCCCGGCTGGACGTCGTGTTGGCGAAGCTGGTGCCGTCGTTGATGCCCAGCCTGACCTGCCCCGTGGAATTGAGCAAATACCCCTGCCACCAGGCGCCGGTGGCGCCACGGCGGCCAAACAGCAACTGCACATTGGCCGCAGATGTGCATTTTACCCAGAGGGCCACGCTGAAATCCCCGGCACCGAAATCCAGCCCGGAGTTGTAGGGCTGGTACAGATAATTTGATGTCGAGAACCCACTCCAAGCCGACAGGTCGGTCGTGGTGGCCACCAGAGCCTTGGTCAGGGTGCCGGCCACGCGCATGCCCACGGCCTTTGCGGACCGGTCAGGCTCGGCAAGCTGTAAAGAAACCTGACTGACCAGGACTGTCTGCCCAGATAGGAACCCCGTCGCGCCGCCGACCTGTATATAGGCCGTGCCGGCAGATGTGGCCGTGACTTGCGCCAGGACCGAGACGGGCCGGGCGGCTATGCTGTCCATGTAGCCATAGCTGTCGTCGCCGGGGGCAGTGCCGACCCCTATCCGCACAGCGCCGGCGTAGGTGCCCGCGCCGATGGCGACCTGCACCAGGTACGTTTTCCCCGCCGCCAGGCCGGTCAGCGTCTGATAGGCCCCGCCCCAATCGGTACCGGTACTGGTGATCGTCAGGGTGCCACCGCTGGCCGTCAGGGTGGCGCCATTGGCGGCAATCCAGCCGGTGGTCGAGGTGAACGTGCCATTGCTGACCAGCTCCCCGCTGGCTGCCATGCTGGCCGTACTGGTCGAGGACAGCGCCAGGCGGCAATCGCCCACGATCATGCCCGTGTTGAAGGCGCCGCCGCCGTTGGCGGTGTTGGCAGGGGCGGTGATAAAGGCAACCATGCCGGCGGCAGGGTTAACCGGGTCCTCGGACACCAGTGTCAAAGGTGCCGTGCCATCAGGGGCCCCAAGCGCAAATCCGCCCGGCAGTGGCGCCAACGGCTTCGACCATGCGATGCCGATAGTAGGGATGGATGCGGTTGAATATCGAATGGCTCGCCAAGCCGACGCTGTTGTCGTCACGTATGGGATAGGGCCTACATTAACGCCCTGATTTCCGGCTTCCGCGAAGCGGAGCAGTCCGGCCGCGCCGTCAAGTGACAGCGATGACGCCGCCACGCCAGTTAAGGACACCACCTGTCCCGACGCGTGGATGACGCTGATGCCGGAGGTGGTCGCCACGGCGACTGTGGGCTTGGGCAAGCCGGTGGCGCGGTCGATGGGAGCACCGGAAAGCGTCACCGCCGCGACGGCAGTCACCGTGTTTCCCACGAGGGCGGCCGCGCCAGGAACATTGACCTCCGTCATCGACGCGGCATTGGCATTGGCCACGCCGTAGGCGCGGGGCGCCGTCCCGCCAGCCGTTGACCGCGTGATCATTTCGGAACCGACGAACGGCACCGTAAACAAGCCGTTGGCACCCCCAACCCACATTACCCCGTTAAATGCCCAGATCGCAGCGACGCCCCCCGAGAGATCGACCGCCTTTCCGGGCCCTCCGATTTTCGCCCACATAGCAGGCGTCGACTGGTCGCAGTCGTAGAGCGTGACGATATTGTTGCTATCCACGACAAACAGCGCCTGCGCCGGAAAATCCGCCCGACTGCCGCGGGTGGAGGTGCCGAGCGCCATCGTCGCCCAACTCTTGGCCGCGCAGCGCTTTCGCCAAGCCCCACCGTCGCTGTCCCGCGTGGTGTCGTACCAGAACACCGCCACAGGCGCGGACGCCTGGATCTGGCCCAGGAAGCCGTTGAGGTTGGAAAGTCCGCTGACCGCCGCGGCCGCCGCCTGGGCAGTCTGGGCGGCGGTAGCCGACGACGCGGCGGTGGTGACGGCCGCCTGGGCCGTGGTGGCGCTGGTGCCGGCGGCGCTGACAGAAGCGTCCAGGGTAGCCTTGGCCACGTTCACGGCGCTGGTCAGCGCGTTGACGCTGGTGGTGAGGCCGGCGACTTGGGTGGCGAGATCGGTCATGGGCGGGCCCCTTATCGGAAGGCGATGGCGGTGACGTAGCGGGTCTGGCTGTCGGTGAAGGCCGTGGCCATGCTGACCAGCAGCCCGTCGATGCTGTCGGCGGTGGATTGCGCGGCGGCGGCGCTGCCGGCGGCGGCTGTCGCCTGGGTGGCGGCAATGCCGGCCTGCGAGGTGGCCGTGGCGGCGGCGGCCTGGGCCGCCTGGACGTTGACATAGGCGTTGACCGCCGTGGCCGTCTGCTTGCCCAGCGCCAGGATGGCGCGGTTCACCACCACGTTGGTGTTGCGCAGGCCGTGCGACAGCAGGGGCGCGCCGGTGGAGGGGTCGAAGTCCCGCACCGCCTCATAGGCCGTGTTGGTGTAGGAGGCGCCGGGCCAGGGCATCTCCAACGTCAGGCTGCCGTCGGCCGTGACGGCGGCGACGACGCCCACGGGATCGTCCTCGCTGACGGTCAGCAGGGCGCCCGGCGCCAGGTTGGCCAGCCAGGCCGTGCCCGTGCCGGTGACCGTGGCGCTACCGTTGGTGAGGGTAATGGTGCCGGTGGTGTATTGGGTCATGGGGACCTCAGCTCTTGGGGTAGCGGGCTTTCACGGCCCGCCGTTCAGCCAGGACCGCCAGCGTCTTCGCCGAAAGCGGCCGGCTACCTGCCAGCGCCTCGATGCCCTCGCACAGGGCGTCGATCACGTCGCCTTGATCGGGATAGGCGATGGCACGGGCAGCCCGCACCCTCTCATCGGTCGGGCGGTGATCAAGCCGGGACATGGGCGGTTATCTCCAGCGTCAGGTCACGGTAAGGCCAGCAAGTCACGGAAACCTGATGCCGACCCGGCAATGTGGTGGTGATGGCCATGGTGGCGCCATCGGCCGTCGCCGATTGGGCATCCAGCGTGACAATGGCCCCCGTCGGCAACCCTGTGAGGGTCACCGCGTCGATGCCGTCGGCGGCGATCTGCACCTTGTCAGCCGTCATGGGCAGCGACGGCCGCTCTTCAATCGCGCCGTCCACGACATGATGGGTATCTGGATGCCCCATACCGTGCATGGCCTTCAGGCCATCGCGGGCCTGCGCGGCAATGTTCTGGTCCACAAGATCATCCGGGACAGCCAAATCGCCCCAGGCATGGATCCGGCCGGTGGCGTCATAGGTCACGAAAGGGGTCATACCCGGAACTCCGAGATGGTCATGATCGGGCTGATGAAGGTCATGTCCGACGGCTTGGACAGAGTTGCCGTCACCACGGTGCCGGCGGACACCGTGGCCATCAGCCGCAGGACGTAAACGGACCGACGGGCACTGTTGGCCGCGTAAACGCCCGGCGCCTGCACGGTCGCCAACACGTTTCCGTTCTGGTTGGTAACGTTCAGGGTCCCCTGCGACCCCTCGTTCGAGCTGTCGAACACGGCGGTGAAGATGATAAGCATCGTGCCGCCGTAAACGCTGGTCAGGGAGGCGCTTAGGCTGTTGTTGGCCACGGCATGGTTGGTAACGGCGCCCCCGCTGACCTGGGGGGTGTTGACCACATTGTTTCCAAGGCTGCCGCCCTGGATCACAAGGTTGCCGGCCGGGTCCCAGACATCGAAGCCATAATCTCCGCCAATGTCACCGAAACGTGCTCGCTGGCGATGCCCATCCGATACCCAGATGGCCCGGTTGATGCCGTCGATATAAATGCCTGCCGATCCATCGTTTTTATCGTTGGCCGTGGCCCAGATCACCTTGCCGCCGATGCTGCTGGAATTGATCTGCTGGGCACTAATGGTTCCCGCATAGACGATGCTGGCACCGATGGTGCCACTGGTCAGGACGTTGGCCGATAGGTTCTGGATGAAGGCGTTGTTGATCACCACCTGGCCGCCCGACACGAAGAACGGCGACTGCGTCGTGGTGCTGTTGGGCGGCACCAGGGCCAGGCTGTCGGTGCGGATGACGAAGGTACTGCTGCTGCCACTGTTGGCCAGCCCGATCCCGGCCACATAGCCGTTCACGTCGGTCTTGAGCACCCACTGGGCGCTCAGGCCGTTGACGCTGCTTTGCAGGGTGGAGATCGACGCGGTGTTGCCGTTCACCGTGCTGGTCAGGGAGCTGATGGACGACGCGGTGGCGCTGTTGATCGACGCCTGCGCCGATTGGAAGGATTGCAGGCCGGCGTAGGTGGCGGGCAGGCCTGTGGTGCTGTTGTTGACCTGGGCGGACAGATTGGTGATGGATGTGGCGTTGGCGCTGTCGCCATTGGCCCGGGCCGTCACCTCGCTTTGTAGGTCCGCCCGTGTCTTGGGCAGGCCGGTGGCGCTGTCATTCACCTGGGCCGACAGGCTGCTGATGGAGGCCGACAGGGCGCTATCCCCATTGGCCCGGGCCGTCTGCTCCGTCTGGATGGCGGCGGACGTGGCCAGGGCCTGGCCTTCCTGGGTGTAGACCGTGGCGACGGCGCCGCCTTCCACCTTCACCTGCCGGAAGGCGATGGCCGTGCAGTTGCTCAGGCCGCTGGCCACGAACCGGGCCACCATCTGGGTGGTGCCGGCCGGCGCCGTGGCGCTGACGGCATGGGCCGCCCGCGTGCCGGGCGCGCCCAGGCCGTGACTGGTGCCGATGGGGTTTTGCGGACCATCCAGCAGGACGTTACCGGCCGCGTCCCTGAAAATCAGGTCGAAGTAGACCTGGCCGGCCCCGCCCGGGTTCAGGATCATATGGCTGTCGCCGGTGATGGTGTAGGTCGCGCCGGCCGTGCAGTACATCGAGGGGCTGGACACCGCCACCACCCCCGATGGGTTGGCCAGGTAGCCGATCAGGCCGGCCGTGGCCTCTGTGACGGCCGACATGGCGCCCAGCGTCCAACTCCCGATGTCGGGACACAGATTGGGATTGGGCCCGACATAGGCCGTCAGGCTGGTGATGGAGGTCGACAAGGCGCTGTCGGCATTGGCCCGGGCCGTCTGCTCGGCTACCAAGTCCGCCCGCGTCTTCGCCAAGCCGGTGTTGCTGTCGTTCACCTGGGCCGCCAAGGCGCTGGTGGCGCTGGCGTTGGCGCTGTCGGCGGTGGCGCGGGTGTTGGCCTCGTTGCTGATGGCGGCGAAGGCCGCCGCCAGACCGGTGGTGGGGTCGTTGACCTTGCTGGCCAGGGTGGTGATGGATTGGGCGTTGGCGCTGTCGCCGTTGGCCCGGGCGGTCTGTTCCGTCTGGATGGCGGCGGCGTTGCCGTTGATCGCCGCCGTCAGGGTGGTGGTGGTGGTGGCCAGGCTGCTGGCGGTGGTCTGCTGCGCCTGGCTGACGGTGTCGATATGGGCCTGCAACTGGCCGGCGCTGTCCAGGATGGCCTGCGCCCGCGTGGCCGCCTCCAGTTGGATGGCCTGTACGCGGGCCGCCGCCTCCGCCGCCACCTGGGCCGCGACGCTGCCGGCCACGTCGGTGCCGCCGGTCACCAGGCCCAGCGTGTTCACCAGGTCCGTCACCAGCTTGTCCTTGCCGATGGTGTTGGCGGCGATCTGGGCCGAGGTCACATAGGGCACCAGGAACTGCAAGGGCGCGCTGATGGGGCAGCCGGCCGTGCCGAAGGTGTCGAAGGTCTGGCACACGACGTAATAGGTCTGCCCCGCCGTCAGGCCAGCCACCACCAGCGGCGCGGTGCTGCCGCTGGCCGCCGGCACCCCGCTGGTATCGACCGTCGCGGCAGGCCCCACCCAGACATTGACTCCGGCGAAGTCCAGCGCGTCCTGGCCCGTGGGCGCGATGAAGCCGAACAGGGTGCTGGCCGTGGTGGGCAGTGCCGTCAGCTGCACCTGTGCCGGAACGGGGTTGTTGACCGTGAGGGTGGTGGCCTTGCTCTCGCCGCCCAGCTTGTCGCGGATGGTGACGCTGAAGGTCAGGCGGCGGTGCGGGCCGCCGGCGTCCTTCGCGTTCATCTCGAAGGTGTAGTAGTACTCCTCGACCGTGACCGGGTCGGTGCGCAGGACAGCGCCGCTGTCCGGCTCGATGACGGTGACGGCGTAGGCCTGGAAATACGGGTTCACATAGCCGGACCCGGCGCCATAGGGCTGGTTGCCCAGGCTGGCGCTGGTGGCGGGGAAGTTGCCCTGCCACACCAGGTGGATGTCCCGGCCCACGAACTCGGTATCCAGGCCCTGGCCGTACAGCTCCAGGTGGGTGACGCTGGCGCCGCCCAGGACACCGCCCACCTCGATGCTGACGGCGGGGCCCCAGGCGGAGCGCACATCGGTGCCGATGCCGCTGGCCGCCTGCACGGTATAGGTCACCGCCTGCGTCACGGGCATCAGCAGGGTGTCGGTCGATCCGGCCGGCACCTTGACCTGCTGCCAGTCGGTGACGCCGCCGCTGCCGGCCACGCCCCAGCGCAGCACGGTGTCCGTGGACATGCCGGCGTTAGCTGGCGTCCAGCGGGCACGGATACCCAGCTGCACCGTGCCGTCGGCCAGCACGGCGTTCTCCACCGCCAGGGTCAGGTCCGTGGGCACCGGGAGCACGCCCACCGCCCCAACCGGGTTATAGAGGTAGGCGTCCACCTCCGCCAGGCTGCGCTCCGCCGCCTGGAAGATGTTGAAGCTGGTCAGCTTGATGTACAGCGTCTGGCCGATATAGGCGGCGGGCAGGTCGTACTTGAAGACGGCCTCGTCCAGCCGCAGGAAGGGCGTGCCCGCCGGGTGGTCCACAGCCCCGGTACCGTACAGGCCCCGGCTAAGGTCAGCGAGATGATAGGCGGCGCTGCCTGTCAGGATGGCCGGGCCGTAGGCGACCATCTCCGCCCCCACCAAGCTGAGCGTGCGCCCAGCGGCGGCATCGGCGGCGCTGCCGCCCGCGAGCTTCAGGCGGGTGGTGGCCAGGCTGACATAGGCATCCGTCGCCCCTACCGCCAGGTCCTGGCCCAGCGTGCCCAGCCGTGCCGGCGCCGTGATCTGCCCTACCCGCTGATAGGTCAGGTCATCGACCGACACCCAGACGGAACAGCCGCCCCAGTTGGGCGATAGGCCGGTGGCGCCGATCCACACCTGCTGCACGCCGCCAGAAAGGCCAGGCGACGGCTCGAAGATCACGGGGTCGGCCAGGTCGCCTGGGTCCACGCCGGTGTTCAGGGGCGTGTTGCTGGTCACGGGCGTGGGGTAGAGCGTTGCCGTGCCGATACCGGCCGGCAGTTCCTCCGCCGTGAAGGTCAGCAGGCCGTCTTCATCCTCATCGATCTGGGTGACACGAACGGGGAACTTGGCCAGGCCCAGGGCGGCGTCGGTCAGGGTGACGATGTCGCCCGGTTCCAGCAGGGCGAAGGTCCAGGCCAGCTTGAACTGGTAGGAGTTGCGGACGTAAAGCTGGCGCTGAAGGATCAGGGTGGCGATGGCCGATGCCGTGGCGGCGTTGCAGATCTCATGGGCCTGCACCGGGTCGCCGGTGCGCAGGCCGTAGGCGTCGATGGCCGCCAGGTCGCGCACCTCCGCCGTCGCGGTCTGATAAGAGTTGTCGCGGTCCTTGTATTCCACCTTGGCGGTGTTGGTGGCGTCGGCCGGGTCGGAGCGGCTGAGCGTCACCGGATCGTCGCCCGAACCGGCGATGAAGTCGTCATCGGTCAGGTCGTAGACGGGCGTCAGGTCGGGCGTGAAGGTGACGCCGTTGCCGGTCAGCGCCTGATCGCCCAGCGGCAGCGCCCGCACCTGGTCGCCGGACCAATAGATCAGGGTGTTGGTCAACTGGGCCCAGCGGTTAACGATATCGCTGGCGGCCTCCTGCTGCGCCAGCAGGGGCGACATCAGCAGGCCGGCGGCGGCGCAATAGCTGCGCCAGGCGCCGAGGTCCCCGATGCGATCGGGGGGCAGGCCCACGCCATAGCGCTCATTGGTCAGGAAATCGACCAGGATGTCGGCGGGGTTGGCATCGAAGGCGCTGGGGCCAGTGCGGGCCACGGCGTTCGACTGCACCTCGAAATTATGGTTGGGCAGGCTGGCGCTGCTGCCCAGGTCATAGGAGGGTGAGGCGACATAGGCGGTGTGCGGGTAGGACAGCGCCTCGTCCGGATGGCTGGTGTAGAGCGAGGCGAAGGGCGCCTGGCCAGCGGTGCCGGTGAACAGGGTCAGGTTCAGCTTGGCCAGGCTGGTGTCGGTCTTGTCCGCCCACACGCGTCCAATACCGGCAATCTCCCCCTCGCATAGGCCCATGGCCACGGCGCAGTTGTAGACCTGGGTGGTGGACTGCGACCCGCCGCCCTTGCCGCCGCCGGTGTCGCTGGCCACGGCCTTGGACGTGAAATCATTGTACCAGAACAGGTTGGGGGCAGCGCGTTGGGTGCCCCACAGCAAGGGGATGGGCAGGCCGGCGGCGCTGGTCTGCACCTGTAGGCCGGTGTAACTGGGCTTGGTGTCGGCATTGGTCTTGCCGCCGCCGAATAGGCCGGACATGGCATCAACCCCACAGGCTGTAGAAGATCAGGGGACGGTCGAGGAAAGGCAACTGGCGCAGGTCGCCCACCACGCAACGGCCGTCCCGGGCATAGGCGTGGACCAGCTCAAAGCGGCCGGTCATGACGGCGCCGTGGCTGAAGCACCGGCCGAAGCGCGCCAGCACTACGTCGCCGGCCTGCGGGGGCCGCTCCGCTGGATCGAAGGGCCGGCCGAAGCGCGCCGCCCAGTCGATATAGCGCTCATCGGAGCGGTGCAGGTGCCAGTCGGGCGGATAGGGGCGCGGGTCGAAGGGTGGCAAGACGCCGGTGTCCACGAACACGCGCACCAGCAGCATGGAACAATCGACGCCGGCCCCCTTCACATCGGCCAGTTGGTGATAAGGCGTGCCCACCCAGCTGAATGCCTCCGCGACCACGGCAGCGCGCTGGGCGGCTTCACCGCCGACAGCCGGAATGTCCGTCATGGCGGAGCCTCCATTCGGATTGATTTGACGCTCACACGCGCGGATGAACAGGCGTAGACTACGGCCTTGAAGTCGCCCGGCCATCCGGGCCTCCCTCTTCAGCGAGGACAGCCATGGCAGAGAAGACGCAAGGCTTCTGGAGCGATCTGCTGCTGGAAGAATTCGTGGAAAGCCTGGAGTGGGCACGATCGCCGCTACCCCTGATCATTCCCCCGCCGGATCAACTGGCGGACATGGCAGCGAACATGGTGCCGGCCAGCCTCAGGCGGCCCGGACGTGTTCACTTAACCCCGCCGGTGCTGCCCTATCATTGAGTGCAGCAGCACTCAAGCCGCCGTCTCCGCTGCCGGGATGTAGGGGAAGGCGCGGATGTTGGCCAGGTTGTTGAATCGGGCCTTGCAGGTGGTGGCGGTGTGGTCGCAGCCATAGGTGATGGTGAATGGGTCGCCCACAGCCGGGGCATGCGGCAGGGGATAAGCCAGGCCCATGTTGCCGCCGCTGACCGCCTTGATGGCTCGCACCACCCCGGCGTTGACGCCACCGGTGAAGCTGATGGCGCCCTGGACGAAGGCCTGGGGATCGACCGTGGCGCCGGCCCCATCTGGGACCAGGGCGGCCAGTGGCGTTGCCGGTACGATGGTGCCGACAATCGACCCCTGGCCCACGCTGTTGCTCCAGGTGTAGCGGGAGCGCAGCAGGGTGCAGCCGCTGTCGTACAGGGTGTGCAGGCAGTTGGCCTGGTAGAGGTTGCGCGGCATCTGCTGGTCCAGCAGCAGCAGGTCACCCTTGACCGTCAGCGTGGCCCGCGCCCGACCGGCCAGGGCGGTGGACACGCGGCCCTCGAACAGCGGAACGGTGCCGAAGGCGGCGGTGCTGGCGCTGGGCATCAGCGCCCGTTCCAGCCGGATGCGGGCGCCGTCGAAGCCACCGTTGTTGACGAAGGCGTTGACCGGCACGTCGCCCAGCAGCTCACTGGCGGCGCTGTCGATGGTGAGTTCCATCTGCGGCACCTCCAGTTGCGCCTTGCTGGACCAGGTGGTGCGGGCGATGCGGGGCCCGGTGGCCAGCCAGGTGTTGCCGCCGTAGCTGATGGCCCGGTCGGTGTTCGTCCAGCGCCAGACCGTGCCGGTGGGGGCGCTGGGGTTGCTGACCTGGGCCGTCAGGGTGACGGTGAACAGGTCCGCCGACCACAGGTTGGGCGTGGTCCGCAGCCATTGGATGAAGGCGGTGTCGGTGGAGCGCATGGCTCAGGCCCTCACGCTGATCAGGTTGACCTGTTTCGCCTGCCACAGCTGGGCGGCGAACTTCTCGAACTCCAGGCCGTCTTCCTTGAAGCGGCACAGGAAGGCGTATTGGAAATCGGCGGTGATGACGGCACCGTTGGCCGGCGGGCTGCTGAAGGTCAGGACGTTGCCGGCGACGCTGTAGCCGGAGGTCTGGCGGGCGCCGCCGACATAGACCGTGACGCCGCCGATGACGCCGCCCACCGGCTCGACATAGCCGCCGAAGGTGCGGACCAGGGTGAACGACGTGGACACACCGTCACCCACCGCGATGGTCTGGGCCGTCGCTTGGCTGTCATCCGGATCCTGGAACAGGAAGGGCGTGAACGCGCCCTGCATCTGGAGATAGAAGCCCAGCAGCTGCCTCAGCTCGTTGGCCGTCGCCGTGTCCCGCAGGAAGTCGTAGGTCAGCACGAATTCCCAGATGGGCGCCGACCACATGGCCATGCGCGTCTCCCGGCCGGACGCCGCCGTGGCGATCTTGGTCGAGAAGGTGGGCTTCTTGGTAACGGAATATCCCAGGCCCGCCAGGGCCGGATAGATCGCGGTCATGACGCAGCCTCGTTCAATATTTTGGCCTGAAAGCAACCGCAAAACTGAATTTTAGTAACAGGGCGGATTCGCTTTGTTTTAAAGAACAATTTTTATCTATAAATGAAATTCAATTTATAGATATCGGCAATATATTCAATCTCCATAGGCCATTGACAATATATTATTCAATAATCCTCCGTTATTATAAATTTCTTTTCTTCGTATTTAACGTTTACGCCACATATTTTTTGAAAATATCCGTAATTAGTATAATTCTTAATGATCTTGTTGTATATAAAATCGTTTAAATAATTCTCCGACAAATTTGGACACGCGGTTGTCAGAATGGGGTAAAATATCCTGTACAATCTAAAAATTCTAATTTCATCAGGAGATTTTACATGCTCCAGTAAAATTGCAAGATCTCTGAGATCAATACTGATGCTATCGACGTAACGATATTCCGAATCATCAGTAGTTAACGTAACGCCAAAAATATCCAAATATGGCTTGTCGTTCACAGATGCGTTCACGTAAATTATGGTCTTTGGTCTTATTCTGGCACCAGGGGCCACAGGATCATCACCTAAAAGTGATTGGCCTTGCGACCGTGTGAACGTAAGATCTGTGAACATCGTCATGCCAAGACTGGCTATGCATTGGACAGCTGGCAAATTGATACAGCCCGGCCGTTCCCTGCCACTGCGTATCGCGTCTTGATGCCGGAGCAGAGCGAGCCTCTGCGGATCCCTGGTCAGGAACGATTCAGGGGAAACATCTCCGGAACCGGAGGGTGCAATGGCGGCGGACGCTTGCCTCGACCAAGCCGGCGCGCATGCTGCGATAAAAATCACCAAACCCATCATGATGATTTCTTTATTTATCATTTATTTATTCCCCAACTGCTTTACCACTATATATTCGCTAATTTCAGAAAGTGGGCGCCAGTGTTTCTCGGCCCAATATCTCTCCTGTCTATTTAATTTTATTTTGCGCACTTCCACCTCTTTGTACACAGCGTATCCACAAAATCCCCCCGGGACATGATTTGCGGTGGGGCGACTGGCGCTGGCACCCACATTGTAGGAATCAAACACATCCAGATACAGAAACTCGTAAAGCTTTTTCCGATCAAGGCCAGGACAGGTGCGCGCAAAAATGAGCCGGAAAAGATCATAAATCTGGTAGCGGTCGAATTCCTCTTCGGTCCTTGCCCCAAACAACATCACCTGAGCATCAACCATTGTGATTCGTATACTTTGAACATTCCGCTCCGTCCCTTCATCGACAATAAGCGAAACGCCATAATTTGTGCCCTTGGCAGGCCCCTTGTGCGTGGAAGAACCATTCGTGAGAACATCCAGTTCAATCGACGCCGCCAAGCCCGGCCGTCCCGTAAGGTCAGGCGGCGTATCCCCGAACAGGGTTTGCTCGGGGCGGGGAAACATTCGGACACGCGCAATCGTCGCCAAACTCGCCAGACAACGGGCCGCTGGCACATTCATGCAGGCCATCGTCTCTTGGCCCGATTGGATCAGTCCTTGATGACGTCGAACCTCCAACAACTGGGCGTCCTGGGGCTTGATCTCCTCAGGCTCCCCATAGGCCGTCTGCGCATCCCGCAGCTGTAATCCGGTCGGAGCTTGGCGCGGGGGTGCGATAGAGACAACTGCGTCCGCCCGAGGCGGAGGGGGGAACGTGAACGGTGGTGGAGGGGGCGGCGAACCGCACCCTGCCAACGCCAAGCTCAATCCCACCACCGCCATCCTATACTGCACTTTATTGGCTCCTCTCCATGATGCCGCCGGCAAAGGCCCGGGCCCGTCCACTAGAAGGAAAAGTTCCGCTTCTGGCCGCGCAGGGCCGATACCAGCTTGTCGCCATGGCGGTTGAAGAAGCTGGCCACGTCGCGGCTGTCCATGGCCTGGACGGTGAAGGTCACGTTGGCACCGCCCCCGATGCCGGAAACGCCATTCGTGTTGGCCGCCCCGCCGCCGGGCAAATTCAGGTTGGCGGCGGCATAGGCCGGTACGGCCAGGCTAGGCACTGTCTGGGCCGCCAGCGCGGACCGCAGGGGCGAGGCGATGCTGGCCGGCAATACCATCTCGTCCTTATGCAACTCCGTCAGCATACCGTCCGCCGGCACCCGCCCCCAGCCTCCGGCGGCGCTGGACAGGCTGCTGGTCAGGCCGGAGATCGCCAGTTGCACAGCGGCGGAAATGGCTGGCGCTATCCACCACTCAGGCCCGGCACTGGCGGAAGCATAGGCATTGGCGGCACCTGTGGCGGCCGCATCGTTGATCTGGGCGGTCGCCGTCTCCACCGACTGCGCCATGGCCTTGGTGGCCGTGTCCTGGTCGGAGTCTTGCTTGAGCAGGTTGCTCTCTATCCAGGTGCTGGCCTGCTTCTCGGCCATGCCCACCAGCTCCGACAATGCGGATTTCGCCATGTCGCCGACCGCCTGGCGCACCGTCTTGGTGCCGGTAACCAACCCCTGGACCATGGTGCCCATGGATTTGGTGATACCGCTGACCGTCTGCTGGTATTCCTTCTGCTTGTCACGCTCCAGTTGATGGACGATCTCCCGGTCTTGCTGTTCAGCAGCACGTTTGATCTTGTCTATTTTATCGTCGTAGTCCTTCGCAACGCGGGCTTCCTCTTTGGATGCGGCGGCCGCGGCGAGTGCCTGCTGCTTGTATCCTTCAAGAATCTTCACCGTCGCGTCATTCTGCGCCTTGACCTCGGCCCGCTTGGCGCTGGCGACTTCCGCCAAGGACATGTTCTGAAGCTGGCGTTTCTGCTCCTGGTCCTTCGCGTACCGCTGCCAGTCCTCGTTGCTTTGGTCGATATCCTCCTTAGCCTTGTCATCGAGGTACTTGCGCACCGTGGTCAGGTCAGTCTCCTGAGCCTTCCTCAAAGCCGAGGAATCGCTGCCGTAGCGCGCTCGTTGTTTCTCCGAGATCTGGGCAAGGACATCGTCGCGAACCTTCATGCTCTGAAGATTGGCCCCTAGGTCTTCGCGCAGGTGCGCCACCTCGGCGTCCAGGGTCGCCTTCTGGGCGGCCGTGATCTCCTGCTCAACCCGTCGCGCTTCGGCTGACCGCGCACCATAGTTTGCTTTGACGTAGGCCAATTCCCCGGCAAGGGCCTCTTCCCGTTCCTTGCTGCCTTCTCGGGTGGCAGCCACCTGATCCTTGATCCCCGTCACATGGTCCGCAACCGTCTGCCGGGCCAAACCCGCCTCGGCTATCGCCAATTCGCGCTCAACGGCCTCCCGCTCGCGACCGATGAGCTGTTGGTTCTTCAATAATGCCTGGTATCCGGCCACCTCTCCCTGCAGCGTGGCGCCCCTGTCAGTTCCTGCCAAGGCTTGTTGCGCCGCCAGCCGGGACCGGAGTTGCGCCAATAAATCCGCGGAGGTTTCGCGAGCCAACTGAGTTTGCGCATCAGCCAAATGTTCCTGGGCCGCCTTCAGCGCACCGCCTTGTAAGTTTTGAGCGGCGATCAGGTCCTTCCAGGTGTCCACCTCGGACTGCACCATTGCCCGACCTGTCTGGTCGACAATGGCATTGCGCTTCTGCAGGGCCTCCTGCGTGTTGGCAACTAGGGCCACTTGGCGGTCGCGTTCGTCAATTGCCGCGCTATCGGGCAGCTTGACGTTCCTTACGGCCTCTTCGGTTTTCCGATGTGCTTCCTGGAACTTGGCATTGTTTTCGCCAAGCTGGGCATTCCTGGCGTATTTGCTGCCGGCACCAGGTAGGCGAGCCGCCTCATTCTCCGCGATTTTGGCCTTGGTGTAGTCATTGGTTCGAGTGATCAAGGCCTCTAGGATGACAATCGCCGCCTTTTTGCGATCAACGTCATGCTCATCTTTCGCTAATGCGTCCAGTTGATCGGCATCAAGGAGATGATATTCTTGGTTCAAGGCCCTTATCGCGGCAATATCGCCCGTCATCGCCTGGGCCACGGCCTTGCCAATTTCAGCGGTTGCTTTCGGGTCGGTGACTTTCCCCATGGAAGCCAGCGCCATGGAAATTTCATGCGCCTGTTTCTGCACTTCGGCCGACGCCGTCGGCATGGCGCTGGCGATGGCGTCAATCAGCCCGACCGCCTGCTCCTTGGTGCCGCCCAAGCTGTGGACAATGCCATCCGCCATGGAACGAATGGCCTCGGGTGCCGCCCGTGCCCCCTGCCCCAGGACAGCAAGGTGTCCTGACGTAACCCGAACCTGCTCATCAAACGCGCGCATCTTGGCAAATGCTGCATAGGCTTCCGTCCCGATAACGGTCAGGGCGCCCCCGACCGCCATGCCAACCGGCGAGAACCCGGATAGGGCTCCCACAATCGTGGGCACTTGGTCGATAAGGGTCATCAGGGGGTCAGCGCCTTGATTGACAGCGGTCCCCATCTTAATGGCGGCGTCGCCTAGCTTCCCAAAAGCATCGGCGGACTCCTTCAGCTTTCCGCCAAGCGCACCATGAGCGTCGCCAGCCTTTTGGGCACTGTCCGCGACATCTTTGAGAGTGCGTACCGCCTCACTGCCGTCCGCCGTCACGCTGATGGTTGGACCACTGGTCATGACACCCTCCAAGAACGCGCGCCCCCTCCGGGTCCTGAATACCCGGATCGACATCCAAACGCCGAAGTAGAGGCCGTTTAAATTACGTATCTACACTGTTTATGGATAATAATATCCACTATTATTTGACGCCATAGGCGGCCTTCATTTCCGAGACGATCGGTTCCTTGATGCCAAGCAAGCTCACCAGTTGGCTCTCATCCATATCAATCATCTCCATCGCTCCGGAAATAAGCTCAAGCTCCCCCTTCATTTCGTCGCGAGCGCACGCAGGGTGCAGCTTCGCGCCTGACTTTATAGCCGACATGCATTTGAAGTTTTCGTTCACGATATAAATATCAGTGATGTAGAATCCCAAGTCATGAGAGGTACCGACCATGACCACTAGGGTTTCTTTTGATTTAAGAAAGTTCGCAGGTTGCTGGGCCTGATCCAATCTCGCCGAAGCGATGCAAGGCCATAGAGCCGCGGTTCCTTTCTTTTCCATACATTTCAGCAAGGGTAACGCCCCTACCACCATGGACTTTTGCACAGCGCTAGCCAGATCGGCGGCGCTGGCAGTCATATTCCCGAGGGCAAGCAGCAGCGCGATGGCCATGGCGCTCATCTGCATTAAAGAATGTGGACGCATGTTACCCTTCCTGGCTTTGTTGCTCATCGAGCATTCTCTTGATCGAACAAAATAGCAACAGAATTATGCAACTTTCAGCCGATATTCTCATCGCCAAACATCGCCAGCAAGTCTGCCAACCCAACCTCGTCAACCGGCGGCGGCCCCTCCGGCTTGATGCCCAGATAGGCCGCCACCATCAGGTGAACGGGCGGATGGTGGCGCCAATAGCGCCACAGCGCCTGGTAGCGCGGCAGGGTGAACTGCCGCTCCACCTCGTCCCAGGCGCCACAGCCTGACGCCACCAGCTCCGCAGTCAGGTCGTCGATGTCATCGACGATCCCGCCTGCGGTATCGGCTCCCCCGTCGGGATCAGCCCCGACTCGCGCAGGATGCCCACTACAGCCGAGACCAGGGCGGGGAACTCGGTGGCGGCCAGTTTCTGCTCAATGGCCTCGGCCGTCAGGTCGGGCGCGGTGCTTTTCAGGGCGGCCGCCACGATGCGGATGCCGGCGGACGCCTGGTCCACCGGATCGGTCAGCATCGGCAAGCCCTTGATGTCAGCCCAAGCGGCCTTCAGGGCGGCAAAGTTCATGGGCGGCACGGGATAGTCCGTGCCGCCGATCACCACATTGGCGCCCATGGCCTTAGCCCTGCACGCTGAGCTTGCCCACCGTGCCGGAGGCATCAGCGAAAGCCATGAAGTCCAGTTCCGGCTGCATGTAATCGCCCTGCTTGGTCGCCAGTTGCAGCTTGCTGGAGGTGCAGGCGTTCAGGCTGAGCACGAAGTTCTGGCCACCGAAAGGCGTGGTCAGCACGCAGGAGAAGGTGGGCGCCACCCCCTGCAGCTGGTTGGAAATGGTGGTGACGGTGCCACCGGTGGCGCTGGTGTAGCTGTAGCTGATCAGCAGGCCAACGCCAGTGTCGGCGGCGGCGAAGGTGTAGGTGCCACCCGACTGGCTGTACTGCCCAGTGGCGGGTGCGCTGGCGACCTTCGCCAGCGGCACGCCGGTGGCGGCGAACACCACGCCCTGGTCAGCCTGGAAGCCGGTGCTGTTGGCCACCGTGACGGTGTAGGGGTTGGTGGCCGGCACGCTGGCCGCCTCGTTCAGGGCCACGAGCTGCTGTCCCGTGGACTGGCTGCCGCCGAAGAACAGGTTGTTGAACAGGGCGCCCTGGATCTGGCCGGTCTTGGCCTTGCCCTGGATCTTGGCCTGGCCCCGGGCGACGGACACCGGGAACTGGTTCTGGCCGTACAGCTCCTTGAGCGTGAAATCGATATCCACGGAGACGGACTGCAGGGTGCCGAACTGGACAGGGGTCGCGTTGGCCACGCCGACGGGCGTGCCGAACAGGGAGCCGGCACCGAAGGAATATTGGGGCATGGGATCAGATCTCCTGCAGGATGCGGGCCTTCAGCCCGTCCAGGGTGGTGACAAGGTGGTTGTAGGCGTCGGTCACCCGCGCCACGGGCGAGTTGTGGATTTCCTCCGCCAGCCAGGCGGCCACCGCCCGCTCCAGCCGTTCCGGCCAGTTACAGGGGACCGGCGCGGAAACGGGCAAGGGTTCAGCGGCGGCGGCCGTATCGGCCGGCGCATCGGCATCGGTCATGGCAAGCATCCTTGATAACGATTAGGGAATAAGCAGGTGCAGCGGCACGATGGCCACCGCCTGGGAACCCAGGGCCCCCTCGTCCGTGGTCACCTGCCCTTCAATCCAGCAGTCGTGGACCAACCCGCCCAGGGTCTGCTTATCCTGGCCGGGCGGCGGGCGCAGGGCCGCCTCCACCGCGTCCAACAGGGGGTTCAACACCACGGCGCCGGCGGTCTCGTCATCCGGCGCCTGGGCGTAGAGCAGGATGTCCACCCGCAGCACGCGGTGGGCGGGCAGGGTGTCGCGGCGCGTCACCTCCTCCCCCCGGCTCATCAGGAACAGGGCCGGCTGCTGCGCCGGTGACAGGTCGTTCCACAGCCGTACGCGGCGGCTGGCGGTGGCGAAAGGGGCCGCCGCCGTCAGCCGGGCGAACAGGGCGGCGTGGATATCCTCACGGGCCATGATGGATCCTGGTTTCAAGAACTGAGCTGATTGGTGACGGCCGCGCTGATGGCATCGGCCACGGCGGCACGCATGCTGTCCGTGTGATCCGCTAGGGTCGGCGCCAGGAAGGGATGGCCGTCATAGTCCACCCGGCGGTCGTAGGCGTGGACCGGGACGCTGACCGGGGCGATGGACCGGCCGAAGGCCTGGGTGATGGTCCGCAGGTGGGCGCGCACGGATTCCGTGCCGTGAAAGCCATATTCCTGGAAGGCGGCGTAAGCGGCGGCGGGCGAGGCCTCGTCCACTGTCACGCCCGCCGTCGCCGCCAGGCCGTTGACCGTCAGCGTGGGAATGAGGGCCCGGCTGAGTGTGCCGGTCCCCCCCTTCACCTGGCCATCCAAGCGGGCACCCGCGGCGGCGGCCAGCGCTTGCGCCTGGACCCGCATACCGTCCGCCAGGGTAGCCGCGATCACTGCGGGCAGGCCGGCCAAGCGGTCCCGCAGCCGCTCCAGCCCACCGGCGTCAACAAGTCCGCCGCTCACAGCGGCACCACGCGGCGGTAGGGGGTCAAGGCGGCCACCAGGCTGTCCGGCATTTCCTTTTGCAGGTAGCTGGTGGTTTCCCCGCCGTGGGCCTTGGAGACCAGGCCGACCCGGTCGCGTTCGCGATAGCGCAGGGCCACCAGTTCCACGCAGGCCTGTTGCAGGATGGCCGGCAGGGGATCGTAGCCGGCCGTCCAGGTAACGACGACCCGCCGGCGCCCCCGGGGGAAGATGCCACCGGTCAGCACCAGGCCGGTGTCGTCATAGGCATAGCCGTAGGCCAGGGGCTGGCCCGCCGGCTGGGCCGGGACCGGCACCCCATCCACCGCCACCGCCATTACCCCGGTCACGGGGTAATGGGGCAGCGGCAGCACGGCGTTGCCGCTGCCGTCCAGGGTTTGGGTATAGGTGGCCAACGATGGGTCACGCCCCAGCCAGGCGCGGATGAAGCCGCTTTCCGCCTGGATCAACCGCGTCAACAGGGCATCGTCCGCCGTGCTGGTCAAGGGCGGGCTGAACCAAGCCTTGACCGTGGCCACGTCGGTTAGGGACACGTCAGTAAACGGCGTGGTGTCGTCCATGGGCAGCAACCTCCGAAGGGGCGGGGCTGGTGTGTCGGCCCCGCCCGGCCCGCGTCAGCCGTTGGCAATGTTGGTGATGACGCCGAAAGCGGGCGGGAAGTAGTTCTGCAGCACGCCATCGCAATAGACGCCGTACTCGTACCGCCGGGTGCGCAGCGGCCATTCGATCTGGTAGTAGTCGCGCCGCATGCGCATCTGCGTCACGTTGGTGACGTTGGCCAGGGGATAGGGCAGTCGCATGGTGCGGAACAGGATGGTGCCGGCCGGCATGTTGGGGTGCACCTTGATGTCCAGCGTCTGGCCGCCCACCATGCTGTAACGGTTGAGGTAGGTGCGCACCATGACGCCGCCGCCCAGCAGGGCCTGATCGGTGTTGAAGACGAAGCGCTGGGCCGAATTGGCGGTGCCGGTCAGGATCTTGCGGCTGATGGTCTGCGCCTCCTGGCTGCTGACCCAGATTTCCTGGGGAGACAGGCGGTAATTGTCCCAGAAGGCCTTCAGCGCCGCCTCGATCTCCACGATACCGCCGGCGCCGTCCGCGGTCAGCGGCGTGCCGGTACCGGCCGCGCCCGTGGGCATGACCTGGACATAGGCGTTGGAGCCGCCCTTGAACGCCTGGTACAGCAGACCGTCGAAGGACAGGCTGTTCTGGCTGTTGTCACCGCCACCCAGGCTGGCGGCCGTCTGGGTGCCCGCCGCCAGGTCGGTGATGACAACGGAGTTGATGGTGGTGATGGCGCCCAGCTTCTCCGCCCCGGCGGCCCCCCAGAACCAGGCATAGGCAACCGCACCCGCCAGCGGCGCCACGGTGACCGCCAGACTGCCGGCCGAGCCGGTGGTGGTGCCGCTGGCGGCGGTGGACGGCTTGGCGGCACCACCGCCGAACTGGTCGCTGGAACCGTCGGCATTGGTGCGGGTCATCTGGCCCTGGATGCCGCCGATGACCGAGCCATTCAGATAGCCTTCCAGCGTCAAGCCGACGGCGATGACGGACCAAGTGCCGGCCGCCAGCGCGCCGCCGCCGTTGGCCGCGGTGACCAGCGGCGTGGCCGTGGTGCCCAGCGCCACCGAGGCGTTGCCGCCCAGGATCATCTGCTCTTCCTGGATCATCAGGCTTTCCAGCAGGTTCTGCACCGCCAGCGCCCGAACATCGTCCAGGCCCTCGGCGGCGTAGTCGGCCTCGAAGTCGACGCTGGCCTCCAGGCCCAGGCCGCGATAGACGGCGTTCATGTCCTGGGTACGGACGGCGATGACGCCACCCCGGTTGCCGCCGGACACACCGGCCCGCACGCCGGTGGTGTTGACGCCGGTGATGGCTTTCCAGTTGGCCTGGATGCCGCCCCGACCAGAGACGCGGGGGATGCTGTTGCGCAGTGGCGTCAGCACCGGGTAGAGCAGCTTCGCCCCGGGCTCCAGGTCATAGAAGGTGAGGCCCGAGGTGGGGTTGCCGGACTGGGTGAAGGTGGACTTGGCGAGGTCGTCGCCAGCCAGGCGCTGGCCCTGCGCGGCCTTGAAGGCCGCCAGGGTGTCCCCGGTGACGGTGTGGGGGGCGGCGGTGGGAATGCCGGTCATCGATGTCTCCAACAGGGTGAAAAAGGCGTGCGGCAGCCCACGCCGCCGTCAGGTGACGGGGCGGGCAAACCAGCCGGGGAGGGATCAGGTCGGAAGGAAGGGATCAGAAGGCCGGGGTCATGTGCGCCGGATAGCGCTGTGCCTTCTTGATGGCATCCAGCGCGGTGGCCGGGCCATCCAGGGCGGTCTTGGCATCGGCGACGCCCGCCACGGCGGTTTTCAGGACATAGTCCTCGGCGCGCGGCTGGGCCTCCAGCGCCCTCACCCGGGCGGCCAGCGCGTCGCGCTGGCGCAGCAGGCCGGCGCGGTCGGCCCGGGCGCGGTCCAGCGCCTTGCGCAGGGTGTCGACGCCCAGGCCGGCAGTCTTGTCGTCCGTCGGCTCATCCTCTTCATCGGCGTCGGCATCATCCGGCGCCTCATCGGTGTTGGCCGCCTGCAGGGTGGACAGAAGCTCTTCCATGTCCTTGGACGACAGGCCAGCCACGGCGGCGCTCAGCGCCTTAAGGATGGTGGCCAGTGGCGCGCAATCGGCCAGGGCATCGCAGCTGTCGTCGCCGTCCGACTTCTTGGGCGGGGTGTCGGTCTCGGTCATGTCGGTATCCTCCAGCTTGACCAGGGTGATGACGGCGTCGGGGTTGGCCGGGCGGTCGACCAGGCTGATTTCCGTCAGGCGCAGGGCGGTGATGGTGTTGCGGTCGTCCGGGTCGCGGGCCACGACCTTGCCGCCGATGGAAAAGCCCTTGTAGACGCCGGCCTTGACCTTGCGGATGGCCACTGGGTCCACCACCGTGGCGGTGATGCGGGTGCGGCGGTCGGCGCCCACGGCCGCCGCGTCCACCCGGCCGGCGGCCAGAGGCTGGTGCATCTCGCGCAAGGGCCCGGACCCAAGGCGCAGGAAGTCGGGCAGCGCGGCCTTCACGGCATCGGCCTCCACCACCTCACCATCGCCGTCCACGGTCTCGGTGGTGGCGATGCCCTCCACCATCAGGGTGCCGTCGGCGCCCTCCTCCACCTTGGTGAAATTGCCGAACAGGCGCATGGCGTCAGGTCTCCTCTTCAGGGGGCGGGTTAGGGGACGTTTCGGGTTCCTGGCCCGGCAGACCTTGCGTTGCCTGCTCCAGCGGCACGGCCCCGCCGCCGGTGTAGATCAGCGGCCGGTCGCCGCCAGGCACGGGGGGATAGCCGATGTCGGCCCGCACCTCGTTCAGGGTCTTGATGCCGGCGCGCACATGGATGTTGGCGATGGTGGCGGCCTTGACGGGGTCGACTTCACGGGTGTCGTTCCAGGCGAATTCCAGGTCGGCGGCGTCGAACTCGCGATCCAGCACGTCGTCGATCAACTCCTTGACCCACAACATGGTGGGCCCCAGCCCTTCCTCATGCGCCGCATCCTGAGCGGTCTGGGCCGTGGCGCGGTTCATCTGTGCCACGAAGGCCTGCGGGCTGATGGAGAAGGCGAAGCAGGCCACCCGTGCCAGCCACTCGTCGAACACACCCTTCAACTCCGGTTCCTTGATGGGAATGAAGGTGCGGGCGACACCGCCGGGCACGAACTTGGCATGGCGGCGGCTGGCGGTGTCGCCCTCATGCAGCGCGTCCCAATAGGTCTGGAACTGGCGGATCTGGTCGGGCGTCCATGCATCGGGCACGCCGATCAGCGCTTCGGGAATGTTGCCCTCGGTATAGTATTGCAGCTGCCAGATCTGGCGACGCAGCGCGATGTTGACCGTGGTCTCGATCTGCTCCACCGGGCTCAGCCCATAGACCCGGTGCGGTCGCAGGTTGCGGGGGGCGTAGATCAAATCATCGGTGGTGTAGTCCACCGCCGGCAGGCCCTTCAGTTCCTGCTGATACGCCACGGCCGGCGGCATGGGCGTGCGGCCAAAGGGGTCGATCACCCGCTTTATGGTGGCGCCGTCCATGACCTGCAGCGCTCGCGCCCGGCCGCCCAGGGTGCGCGCCACATAGAGCGTGGGCGCGTCGATGACCAGCAGATCCTCCAGCAGCAGGCGCAGCCAGCGCGACCAGGAATGCACGCCATCCGGCCGGCGCAGGAAGGCGGTCAGCGCCGCGATGCGGGCGTCGGGCCGGACATCGGCGGCGTTGCTGGTGGGCGCCGCCCCGCGCACCCGGATGGTCCAGGTCAGGCCCGCCATCTGGTCCTTGCGGGTCTCGATCAGCAGGCGCAGCAGGTCCCAGCTGTCGGCGAGCGCGCGCAGCGCCTCGAACCGCGTGCCCTCGTAGGCTTTGGGCCGCTGCAGCAGGTTGTAGCCGGAGGGGAAGTCGAACTGCCGCCCCGCCACCTCGGGCGCCGAGGGCGGCAACGGGTCCAAGGGACCGAACCAGGAGGAGGCGTCACCCGTCACCGTGTAGGAGACGGCCGCCCCCAGGGCGCGGCTGGCGCGGGCAAGAATCCCCGGCGCCACCGCGCGCCCCTTGCTGTCGCGGTTGCTTGACATGCGTTTCGTCTTTCTTGAGGGGGAGGCGGGCATATAGCGCCGCGCCGCAGCTATGAGGCGGCGGCGTGTTTGATCTGAGCTGGAAGGATAGACCGGTGGTTAATGAACAACGTTGGGGCCGCGCGCCGGCCCAACCAGCTGCTTAGACAAGGGCAAGAGCGCCGCGATCGACTGCAAACCCGCCCGGCATCTCTTCAAAAGTGCTCCCACCATAATCAGTGAGAGCCTCCCTTACCGCAGGGGTCGCCTGGCACCCAAACACACTTAGTCGCCGCCACGCGGGATGATGCCGGTCAATCGTATCCAGAAGGGAGATGAACGCGTTCTCCGGTGACGACATATCCGCTCTGGTGAAGACCGTGACCTGGTGAGCATGATTACCCTTGGCCCACAGTTGCTCGGCGGCTTCCCCATTCGCGGGTGATTGACATACCCAAACAGGATGCAGCCCGGCGATTTCGCTGAGCCGCTCACCGAAATCAGGATCGAAGGCCAGGACAACGTCGTCGTCTAAAAATGACATCTGCTCAGTCCCCTTCCGAGGCGCCTCTTTCCATCCTCGTCGCATCGAAACAGGTCGCCCGCCGCCCAAGCCTTCACCTGGGCCAAGGCTTGTTCCCCATTCGAGCCCGAATCCTGGACTCCAGCGCTGATGGGATTCTGAACCGAATCCCGATCCAAGGCCTGGAGAATGGCGACATGTTGAAAACTGAGCCCGACCATACTATGAGCTTGCCTCAAAGAACTTCGTATTCCCGTGCCGCCACCACCGCGTCACAACCCCAGGAGGGATTAAGAACACACAACAGGATGTCGCCCTTCTTTATTTTACTAACGTAATCATCGATTGTTCTTTTCGGAATCAAGTCCTGGAAAACCCATCTGGCCGCTGACCGCACCTCGTGCTCCACGGCCACCGCCAACCAGTTCCGGCTGTTTCTACACGCCGGAGCTCATTGGCTGATGTGGTCCTTGCGCTCGATGATGCCCGAGCGCTCATCCTGGCGCGTCGCCCAATTCGACACCTTGCGCCTGCGCCTGATCAAAATCGCCGCGCGGGTCATCGAGATGAAGACGCAGATCAAGGTTCATCTGCTCTCCGCCACGCCTTATCATATCAGGACATCCTGCGGCTCATCCTCGGACGCCTGCCGCGATTGGTCACCTGACCGCCAGGGCTATGTGCCCTCCCGCAAGAAACCCCGTGCCTTCAACCCGCCAGACCAATGCTCTCAACCTCGCCGTTTGCGGCGGGAGGCGGAATGGCACGCCTGAAAACAACAAAAAGGGGATGAATCGCCACACACCATTCCGTCCGGCAGCAGCGCGGTGCATAATGGCGGTTAGGATTACACCTGCGCATAACTTATGCACATTTTATCACGTAAGCCGGTTAGGGCTTTGATTCGGAAGGGATAAAATCGCCTTTTCCCATTCAGCTTTGAACTGACGACTCCACTCCGCTAGCAGCCCATAGTAACCCTCAAGCTCAATCTCAACGCTCTCAATAGTACCGATAAAGTCCTCATCATCTTCCAGATTTTTGAACGCAACTATCCGCACCATATCTCCATAGTCAAACTGCAAAACAATACTACTATCATCGAAAGCGGCGTCACCATCAGGTGCCCAAATTATAGAATTATCCGAAAGAGAAGCGCGCAGATCCTCCGCCGACAGCCCATCAAAGAATATATCATCTTGGCGATTCTCATCGAATTCTGCCGCCCTAACGGCGTCGGCCACCTTATAAGCTTCCTCTGAACAAAAGGGCGCCAGATGACTCCCCCGCTGCTTTATCCTGTCTTGCACAGAATAGAATGAGCAACCCAAGACAGTCGCCTCCGGTGAATGGACGCCGTACACTTGCCCATTTATGTGAAGGACGAAGTAGCCAATGCCCAGCTGAGATTTCCGAGCCAAAGGAGTTGTTATGCTCGATTCAATGGCAAAACTTGAAATATCTCCAATAATCATTTGCCCGCCTTTGGCTCTAACAGCCGCCTAATTTTGATGGGAATATCATGCGCCTTAATAGGATCAGTTCCGCCCGTGGAGCCATTCCAGTGCGTCTCTCCGTTTCTCGACGCGCTAAATCGATGGATAATGCCATCATTATCTTTCTCCCACCTCACACCTTTATTATCCGGAATCGAATTCTCATAAAGCTCTCCGGCGTTCTTTGGCTCCGGGCTTACCGAGTTTTGATGATGCTTCGGGTTAGTTGCGCGGTTAGGCTTTTCCTTTCCATCATCATTTTCCGGACCCGGCGGCGTCGCACTATTGGCTTCAGCTTGGTTGCGCTGAGAAGCCGCTGGTGACTTCTTGCCGTTCTTTATTCTATCTGCAGGCGACCCTGTCTGCCCGTCCTGAGCACTCTGGCCAGGGTTGATTGCCCAGGTTCCAGGCTCTCCTTCGTTAGGCGTCTTCGTCTTCTGCGAGAAAACCCTGTCGCCACCGGCCAGCGCAGCGATGGCTCCCGGGGCCATCGCCAGACCATCCGGGCCTGCCTGTGCAAGTAGGACACCCTCGGGGGTTCGATATTGTCCATTAAGATCACCGCTGCCATCGTAGATCAGGCGCGTGTGCCCGTCACCGTCCTTGACCGTCAAAGTCAACTGGCCTTCCGCGTAGCCGTAGTCCACGTCGGTACCTGGAACCTGGCCGCTGCGTGTCTGGCCGATATTGCCGGGGATGAGGATGGCGCCCACAAGCGTGGCACGGCCCGCCATCGTCCGCGCCACCGCCATGGCGGCGTCCAGGGCCGCTGTTCCACCGGCGCCGATGGAAGTCCAGGTACCGGGCTTCGCGTCCTGGGCACCGGCGGGAATCCGGGGCTGGGTCAGATAATTGGCGGCTATCTGCTTGGCCAGACCATTCTGGTTCGCTCTCACAACAACCGCCCGTTCCGGCAATGGCGGTAGGCGGGCATGCAGCAGGGCAATGTGGGCACGGACCACATCACCCTCAGTCAAGGCTCTCGCGACGGCCGCGAACGCAGGCATGCGGCCGACCAAGTCCACAGGCTCGCCAAAGTGACGCGACAGCGTGCTTTCCAGCGCCGCACGGTCGCGGGGCCGCCAGACGCCGGACGGCGACCGATCCAGCAACGGCAGGTCGCCTAGGCAGGCACCGGCCCTGCCATCCACGGACGCGTGCCGCCTGTCACCGCCCGGCGGCGCCAAGCGGTATTCGGTGATCCAGGGATGCGTAGGGGCTTTCCTCAGGCCTAGGCGTGGGATGCTGTGGCGGAGGGAACAAGCCCCGCCGCCATCTCGGCGTAGACGGCCAGCAGGCCGGTGCCGTCGCCGGCGGGTTGGGCGTGGGCCAGCACAACGGCGTCGCCCTTGTCAGGGCTGCGGCCGATGCGGGCCTTGATGTCGTCCTTGGCCTCGATCTGGATGCCGCGCGCCGTCATCTTCCAGCGCGGCGCCACCAGATCCGCCAGCAGTTCGCGATCCGGCGGCAGGGCCAGGTCGGCGCCCAGCGCGGGCTCCAGGGCCTCGCGCAGGCTCCAGTACCATTCGGCGCGGCGGTTGACGAAGCCCAGGCGGCCGCCCCGGTCGCGGGCGCCACTGGCCGCCGCGGCATTCATCGCCACCATGCGCAAGCCGTGCAGCACGCCCAGGTCCTGGACGGAGGCGCCGACGCCGATGGCGTCCACCTGCACCGCGACGCCGCCGGGCGTCTCCGCGCCAACGACACCGGCCAGGCGCCGCAGGATGAGGCCGACGACGGCGGCGCCATCGGGTGTGTCGCGTCCCGGCACCATGTCCAGCGGAGCGAACCAGGCGCCATGGCGGGCCGCCAGGACGGTTCGATCCCGCCCACCGCGCGCCACGTCCACGCCCAAAGCCACCAGCGGCGGGGCGGCCGCATCGGCCGGCTGCCAGCGGGCCATGGCGGCCTCCACCCAGGCGGTGGGGATGACCTGCCAGGGATGGTCCTCACGCCCCGCGCCGAAGTCGCCGCGCAGCATCTTGCTGCGCAGCGGTTCCGGCAGGGATTGCAGGGTAGCGATGTAGCCCGCCCGCATCATGACCGGATTGTCCTCCACCCGCGCCGGGATAAAGGTGCGTGACTTAGGCGTCAGCACGTCGCCATCGGCCAAGGCCACAGGCTCCGGTCCCGGCACCTCACGATCCTGGCCCTGGCCGTCCGTCACAAACCAGCGCAGCTCGCCCGGCTCGGCCGGGTTGGGATACGTCGGATCCAGCCAGGGCGCCCAGAAGCGGATGACCCAGGCGCCTTCGGCATCGGTGGGCGGGTTGCCGGCACCAATGACACGACAGCGCTGGGCCGGGTCCACGCCCGGGCCCGGACGGTTCCACCCCACCAGGAAGCGGAATTGCGCCTCGGTGAAGTGCGGCAGTTCGTCAAAGGCGATCAGGTCGTGGGGGCGGCCCTGGTACTTGTGCACATCGTCAGCGTGCTGCACGGCACCGAATTCGATGACCCGGCCGTCGTCCAGGCGCCAGGTCCAGTCCGACTTGGACCAGCGACCCCGGCCCCGGAACAGCTGCTGGGCTCGGTCGCTGATGCCCTTCAGCTGCGGAAATTCGCGACGGAAGATGATGGACAGGCGGTGGCGGGTGTGGGCAGCACCCAGCAGCAGGTCGGTCTTGCCGCCGCCAGCGGCCCCACCGTAGTAGAGGAAATCGGCGTCGCTGGTCAGCGCCTGGGTCTGTGGCCCGGGAAAGGGCACCCAGCGTGTGGCCGCCCGCCGCTCAATCTCCGCCCGAACCACCGTCAGGGCCCGGGTCAAGACCCGCCGCTTCCAGGCGGCGGAGAAGGGCTTCGAGTTGGGCATCGTTCAGGCTTTCCAAGGCCACGGGGTCGATGGGCGGCGACGCGGCGCCACCACTGCGGGGGGACGGGCCGTAGCCCTCCCCCTCGCCTTCCAGCGGACCGCCATCATCGGCTTCACCTGGCTTGCCACCCCAGCCCAGGCGCACCCGGCACCAGAAGATGAGCGAGGGGGCGTGGCCCTCCAGCGCCTTGGCGTACAGGGTTTCCACGATACGGGCATGGGCGCGGGCAGCGCCCATCTCTAGCTCACGCCCGAAATGGCGGCGCAGCGTGCGCGGGCTGATTCCCAACATGCGGGCGATGACGCCCCGGGGGACCCCCTTGCCGGCCAGGTCCGCCACCTCCGCCCGGCGATCGTCGCTGATCACCAGGCGGGTGCGGACGGTGCGGGCGAGGACGGGCAGTGCCTGACTGTCGGTTGCGGGAGGAGAGGATAGGGTTTCAGGTTCCGCCCCCTGGACAAGGGACGGCATGGGCGGCGTCTTGCGCGTCGGCACGGCGGCGCACCTCTCGAAGGCTGCGATGTCTGATGGATGTGATGGATCAGGCCCGCCAGCGGCACCGGAGATCCAGCCTAAAAAACGAAGCGCCCGGCAAGGCGTTCAGCCTTCCGGGCGCAAATCGGCATTTCATATTTCGATATATACTGGGATCGGCAATCAGCGTCAAGTCTCTTTTACGCTAACGAAACACTTTTCTTTAACCGCAGGGCATACGGCTTACGCGGCCGTGAACCCGAGACGCATCCCGTTGATGTGCGGCCGCAATCTGTTGAAAAGGCGCATTGAGCGGGGAAAGCTCAAGACCATCAAGTTCTCCCCCCGGCGCATCAATCATCGTCGTGGTTCTCCCATGGGGGCCCATCATCAGCCCATGGACTGCCGCGATCCTTGGCCTTCTGCCAATATCTTTGCGCCAGCTCCGTTTTGCCCAACTGCCAATAAAGAAGGGACAAATTGCTGCACGCCGCAGAGCTTCCCGCCATGCAGGACTTTTTATAAAGGACCTCCGCCGTTTTGGCGTCTATGAAAGACGGGGGCGTACTCAGATAATCGGCAAGCATCGTTGTTATCCAGGTGTCCCCCAGGTGCGCGCCAATTTTCAAAAGCGAAACTGCGCCTGCTGTGTCACCGGATTCTTCTAGTTTCTGCGCAAGAATACCAAGATTCTCCAGATCCTTATCGTCAACATTGAGATTGAATCGTTCCTGATCCTCGCTCATTGCCATGCCTCATATTGAATCGGGCAAACATCTGCCGGGTGTGAATTGGCACATCTGCTCCTCTAGAAGCTTACCGGGCAGAATGGTGAATGGAAATAACCCGGGCACCCTCCGAAGGGCCCGATTAGCAAAATATTCCAACTCCTCCTTTGTCGAAGGGCGTTCTCGATCTTTACCATTCTGATCTTTCCACTGGGTCCATCCGGGTTTGTCGGGATGCGGCCGCAGCTTCTTAAACTGATTCCCACTTCCCGCTTTGCTGCTGGACCAATTGCGTTCACCGTCATATCCGATGGGCACCACACCTGCGCGCCGCCCATCGCCTGCGAGATCATAGGGGGCGGAATCGATGGCCACAGCGCTATCACCACCTGCCGTCCAACGTCCGTGGGCATCCCTGGGCTGGTCGGGGCTGTATTTGACAAGCGGGATACCTGCGGCTTTGGCCAGGGCCTCCACCGCCATCCCTTCATCGAGCAGCGTTTCCGCCAGGAACAATCGATGGGCAGCGACATCAGCCTCTGGCATGACGCCCAGCCCAGCATGAGCCAAATGGATGGCGGCTTGCACAAGCTCATCTGCGGCAAGGGCACGGCCGGCGGCGTCGACCTTCGCCAGAAGGTGCCGGGCCTGCGCCGCCGTCGGGGAGCGACGATAGGCGACGGCCAGCAGGGTCAGCAAACGGTCGGCATCGACGTCCAAAGCCTGCGGCGCCCAGGCATCACCGGAGCGCTTGGCCAACAGGGTCCCGGCGCCCAGCACCAAGCCAGCCGGGGTCAGGACCGGGTATGGGTGAAGGCCCCGGCTGCGGCGATCGTGCCAGGCGACGACCAGGGTGGGGTGGCCGGAGGCCGCTTCGTCTCGGATGGGGAACAGGGTCATGGAATAGGCCCTTTCCGGCTATAGTCAGCCTCGGGAAGATACGGTGAATAAACGGTGATGATCAAAAGGCTTGGACCGGGGCCGGAAAGCCATAGCCCCATAAATCTGACCCGCGCCCGCTTCTCACAGGTCCTGAATAACCAATCAGCATGGGCCGAATGCGACCGCCTGGGCCAGGCTAGTCCGAAAAACGAAACGCCCGGCAAGGCGTTCAGCCTTCCGGGCACAAATTGGCATTTCATGTTTCGATATATAACCGAATCGGAAAGCAGGGTCAAGTGTCTTTTGCACTGCGTGGAAATTTTATGGGGTGGTTTCTCGCGTGAAGGTCTCGAACGTCACCGGTTCATAGCTGTAGCCGCTACCGGTCCAGGACAGCAGTTCATAATGCCTGGGATAGACACCATCTTTGCCCGGCCTGTCAGCGTTGGTGTCTTCGTAAATATGTATCAGCCGCCGATATCCCTTGTCAGATCGCCCCAGCACCAACAGGTCGCCCGGATCCGACCAGATCGGGGTGACAAAGGTCCATCGCTCACCCCGTTTCTGGTAGAGGTAGACGGTGCATCCGGCGCTACCGCAATGGTAGGCATCGGCCACCGCCAGCAACACTTCCGGCGTGCCGTCGTCATCCAGGTCGACTTCGGCATATCGCACCGACTTCCTGGGCGAGTCGACCTGGCCGGGCCGGTCGTCCTGCGGCGTGTTCAGCGCCAAAAGGTCACGTACGAACGCGATTTTCTTGCCACTGATCTCCTTGAAGACGATCAGATCCGCTCCAACCCGCGATTGCGCCCGATTCGCCCCCAGCAGGACCAGCGGCAGCGCGATGATAAGGCTTGCGGCATGCCACATGGACTTCATTTCTTGTCACCTTTCGCCGAGGGCTTTTTAGTGCCGTTCAAATCGGTGTAGGGGATGTTCTGGAAGCCCGCGAGACGGCGCTCCACCTGCTGGAAACGCGACGGCATGGCATCCGCCAAGCCTCGCGTATCTCTTCCATCATATGTTTGGAAATAGGCGATTACCGCGGCTGAGCCCACCCGCTGCGCCGCCCCTACCAGCCCCGCTTCCGTAATTTTGATGCTGACGCCAGCGCTACTGACAAAGGTCCGTCCTGCATATCGTTGAATAAGAGGGGCCAAAGCCACTTCCTGAAAGGCAAGAAGCGTGGAAAAAGCGCCTTCTTGGGCATCCTCATTATTAAGGAAATCATCGTCGCTCGAGAGATGGAACGCCTTGGCGAAATCTGTGCGCCCCCATCCATCACTTCCCCAACCGCGCTTCAACTCCAGCCCAATAAGGACACTACTGCGCAGCATGTAGCGCCCCAAGCTGGGATCATCAAACCGGGACTGGTCTGGATCGTTGGCCGCATCTACAGCCTTTCGCTTCGCAGCATAAGCCGGATAAACCGCCCCGGAGGCGATAACCCCAACCGACAAAGCACCAACCAGGATTATTCTAGCGCTATAACAGCTCATCGGTATCTCCCGCTCAGTCGAGCACTACTTATACGCAGCCCAGTACGGCACCGTATACATTAAGAATTATACCTCCTCCATGGAATCAATTTTCGTAAGGCACGTCCTGGAACAAGCGCAAACGCGTTTCCACCCATTTCTCATGATCGGTTAGTGGACGACCTTTAGTATCCTTTCCTTTGTATCTTCCTAAATAACTCTTGAGACCACCGATTCCCACTCGATGGTAGGCGGCAAATAAGCCGGATTTTGTTATCTTAATCGACTGCCCGTGCACGCCCACAAATTTTGACCCCTCATAATTAAGATAAATTTTATTTATCTGTCGATCAACATCCTTCTTATATAATGAAAATGCAGCCTCTTGTGCATCTTCATTATTTAGAAAATCCGTATCATTCTTTATTCCATATTTCCTTCCGAAATCTGAATCCCACTCATTGGCGTGACGACCGGTCTTAATGCCAAGGCCAACAAGGCTATCCTCCAAGAACTGATACCTCCCGAGAGCGTTATTATCCCCAGCATCTGGATTTTTCTTATTTCTGTTCGGATTATGCTTAAAAGCCTGATAACCAAAGGAATCTATATGTCCATTTTCGGACTCTTCCGCCGACGCCACAGCAGCTCGGAGCTGGCTATCCGGCTGTGTCTCCCAAGCGGAACGCCACTGCTTTCCGGACGTCGATGTCGATCCCACAGCCCGGGCCGCAAGCGGACGAGACAAGCCGCCATCTTCCGCATCTGGAGTGGCGATGAATCGGGGACCGGAGCTGGCGGATGCCGTGCCATGACCACCTTCCGATGTCCAGCGCCCGCGGTCGTCGCGGGGCTGGTCGGCCGTGTATTTGGCCACAGCGAAACCCGCCGCCTTCATCAAGGCTGCCGAACTTATCCCCTGGTCCAGCAGCGTTTCCGCCAGGAACAGACGCCATGCGGCGATGTCGGCATCCGGCAGGACGCCCAGGCCGGCATGGGCCAGGTGGATGGCCGCCTGAACGGGCTCATCCGCCGCCAGGGCGCGGCCGGCGGCCCGCACCTTGGCCAGGATGCGCCGCGCCTGCTCCGCCGTGTGGGGACGGTCATAGGCGATGGTAAGCAAGGCCAGCAGGCGGTCGGCATCGAAATCCAAGGCCTGCGGCGCCGGGGCATCATCGGCGCGCTTGGCCAACAAGGTGCCGGCGCCCAGGATCAGGCCAGCCGGTGCCAGGACGGGGTGCCGGACGATGCCTCGGCACCGGCGGTCGCGCCAGGCGATTGCCAGGGGGGAACGGTCGAACGCCAAATCATCAACGGAAGTGCGCAGGTTCATCGTGTGTTCTCCAAGGGCGATCAGTTACGGGGGATGCGGTAATGATCGGCCAAGGCGTCCAGCGCCGTGGTCAATGCCGCCCAGCCCTGGGGCCAATCGCCGGCCCAGGTGGCCTCGAACCGGCGGGGCATGACCTCGTCGGCACAGAGGCTTTCCACCAAGGTCAGGGCCAGCAGGCCATGGGGGCCGCTGGCGCGGATCAACGCGCGGGCCTGGGCCAGGCGGTCGTCAGTGCGGGCCCAGCGGTCGGGGTCGATATCCGGGCGGGCCACGCCGCTGCCGGACTCCGGCACATAGGCGTGGGGCTTGGGCGCCTCCGCCAAGGACAGCCAAGCGCGCCACAGGCCGCCCACGGCCTGCCCGGCATCGTGCTGCCGCTGGGTCAGGCGGCCACGCAGCAATAGCTGTCCCAAGGGCTGTCCCGCCCGCTGGTCCAGCAATTGAGCCATCGGCAGCGAAACCGGAGCCCCCAGGAGATCGGCCCGGCGCTCCAGCGCCTGGGGCAAGATGGCGGCGTCGGCGGCCTGCACCAGCTGGCCGCAGGCATGGCGGACACCGGCCTTGCGCGGACGGCCCGCCCGGCGGCGGGATGGCGCCTTGCGGGCGCCAGAAGCGGTGACCGTGGAAGCGGAGGCGGGCGTGGTCATTCCGAAGGCGTCCTTTTGCCGTAGAGGGACGTGGCGATGGCTTCCACCGCCAGGCGATCGAATTCGTTGGGCAGATCATCCAGCCGGATCATGGCCACGCCGCGCTTGTGCCAGGCGGCGGTGGCCATGGAGCGCAAGTCGTCGGGCGTGGAGGGCGTGCGACCCAGCCGGCCCTGCAAGCTGGTGGTGACGGGCGCGCCCGCGCCTGCCGCGCATGGACGGGGGGCGACGCCCCGGGAAGTGGGGGACATGGACTTCCTTTCCTATTTCGGGCTTCAGGACCGGCGGCCGCATTAGCCCCTGGTCATACCGCCAACGATAGGGTAAAATTCTCCCGATTTCTAGGGTATAATTCCCCCGCGACGCCGCTTCCGCCTCAGGGTAAATTTCCCCACATGAGCACCGCCGCCAAAATCATCCCGAACACCCCGGCACCCAGCCCGTTGGCTGAGCGGCTGGGCCGCCGCCTGTCGGCGCTGGGCCTGGGGTATGCGGAATTCGAACGGGCCGCCGGCCTGAACGAAGGCACCATCAAGGGCATCATGTACGGCAAGTCCGCCTCCCCCCGGGCGGACACCATCTATAAGATCGCCCGTGGCCTGGGCTGCCGAATCGAGGACCTGATCGGTGAAAGCCGGTTGGGCGGCGACTCGGGTGGTGATGACCACCATCTTGCCGCTCCAGCGTCCACGCCTTTTGCCGGACAGGAGCCGCCACCATTGCCCGAGCACGCGGTGTTGGACGCGGTGCTGGAAAAGGTGCGCGCGGCCTATCGCCAAGGGGACCTGGATCTGGCCGCCCAGCTGGCGCGCCTGTTCCAGCTGGATCTGGAAAAGCTGAAGATAGAACGCGAGATCGCGCGGCGTTGAGCCGCTATCGGCATCAATCCCATCCGTCTTCGCCGCGTGCATCAGCATGACACCCAGCCCAGGCTGGCCGCTAGACCGCGGCTGAGCAGCATATCGGCCGGCCCCCGGCTCGCCTCCGCCATCGCCGCAGGGTCGTCCGGCAAGGCATCCACCAGATAGAGACGCACGCGCAGGCCGCCCGGCCCGTCGACAAGGGCTGGCGACGTTTCCAGCGCCACCCAGGCGTCGGCGGCAATGGCCGCGCGCCCCGCCACCTGATGCAAGGAGGGCAGCATATCGACCTGCCGATGCCGGGCCAGCGACAACAACGTCCACGGCCAGGTGTCGCTGACCACCGCCACCACAGGCACGCCACCCACCACCACCCGCAAGCGTCGCCCGATGGGCGGCACTTCGGGCACGCCGGGATAAACCTCCCCGGCCAGGGGCAAGCGCCGTTGCGACACGCGACCCGACAT